TTAAGGAGTATAGACTATGGTTTCACCTATTCCCACCAATTTTGCAGTTTTGACCGGCAATGAAATCTTGACTGCTTACGGCGTTGGCTCTAATGGACAACCAAGTGGTCAGAATTTCCAGCTTACTACTGGTCAGATTGCTGCTTTAGCTGAAACAGGTGTCAGCCCTACATTCAATAACCTTACCATTACTGGCCTTTTTACTGAAAGTGCAAGCGTTGCTCTAACTGGTGGTTCTGCAGGTCAAAGCACTGCTTTAGCACTTGCGACTGAAATTAATCAATTTAGTACCGTTGCTTCTGGGACTGGCGCTGCTTTGCCTGTTGCGGTTAAGGGTTTAACTATTCTTATAGCTAACAATGGAGCAAATCCATTGCAGGTTTATGGTTGTTATAACGGCGGAACTAACGGTGATACAATTGATGGTATCGCTACTGGTACAGGCGTTACGCAGATGCAAGGTTCAACCACTCTTTACGTTTGCACCCAGTCTTATATTGCTGGCACACAAAACGGCACATGGACTTCTAATGGTATTGGTGAAGGGTACTCTGGGTCTCTTATAACACAAAATTACCAAACTGGTGTTTCGGCTGCTGGTACTTCACAGGCAACTGCTACTCAATTGGTCAACCAACTTGCAGTAGTTTCTACGGTTACTACTGGAACCGGCGTAAATTTACCAGGAACAGTTGTTAGCACAACTACCCAATCGGCTGGCCTTGAAGTTACGGTCATCAACCTTGGTGCTAATGCCTTGTTGGTTTACCCACCACAAAACGCAACCAGTGACACAATTAATGGTCAAGCATCTACTGTAGGGACAACGATTCTTCCTGGATGTGTGGCCGTGTTTAATTCTGCTGCAAACGGTGTTTGGGCGGTACAGGCTGCTTCAAATGCAACTGCCGCTTATAACACTGTTGCATCAGCTACGAGTGTTACGCTTACCGCTGCTCAGATTACTGGCGGCGTTGCAAGTGTTGATCTTGATATTACTGGTTCTACTGCTATTACCACGTTTAACACTCCTACGGCTGCTGCAATTGTTGGTGCATTGCATTGCCCGACTGTTGGCACAAGCTATCGCTTGCGTATTGTCAACCAGACTGCCTCAACAACTTCTGTTCTGACTGCTGGAAGTGGTGTAACTGTTAATGGTACAACGAAAACCATTCCTTCAACTGGCTGGCGTGAGTTTCAGGTATTGGTGACTGCAATTGGAACACCCGCAGTTACATTCCAAAGCTTGGCAACTGGCACATGGTCATAAAATGCGTTCTTTTCCATCAATGACAGATATGAAAACGGAAAAAGAACCAGATCCTATGGGTTTGGTTTCACCTTCTGTATCCGATTTGCCTGATTATGATTATGGTCTTTGCGGGTCGTTCAATAAAGAATCCCTCGATAAGCTTGATCTGGATAGCGATGTGCATGTGGGTGATTATCTGCACATTCATTCCTTTGCCAAGGTTACCGGCGTTCACATGAAGCCCGGTTCGGACGAGATTGATCGTGTCGATTGGTGCCTGACCCACGTTTGCGCCGAGGACGAGAGTTCTGAGACAGAAGATGACGGCGAAGAATAAGATTTAGGCGTGTTTGCGCCAGATAGGCGTTAGAATGCCAAATCAGATAGATATTTCAAATCGCGCACTTGGACAAGCCGGTGCTCGTGAGCAGATCACAAGCTTTACTGAAAGCTCGCAATCCGCCATATATTGCAATCTCCTATTTCAGCCGACGTTTGAACAGCTTGGTAGGGCTGCTCATTGGAACTGTCTTCGCTTTCAAGCCCCCCTTACACTGCTTAAGGCCGCTCAAGGAACGCCTGAAAATCAGACCGGCACCATTTTGCCAATTCCTCCACAACCGTGGCTGTATGAGTATTTATTGCCAACGGATTGCCTGTTTGTGCGTTATTTGCAGCCGACGTTTTTGCCTCAAGTCGGCTCCGTTCCTATATTTCCGACGCCAAGCTCCCTTGCACCAACCTTAAGGCCACGGCAAGAAATACCGTTTGTCGTTGGCGCGGATATTGTTTCCGGAAGTTTGACAAAAATTATTCTGACCAATCTTTCATTGGCGCAGATAGTTTATACGCAAAACAATCCAAATCCTGATTTCTGGGACTCCCAGTTTCAGGCCGCTTACGTCGCGTCTTTGGCTGCGTTTCTGATACCGCCTCTAAATTTGAATATGGGATTGCTGAATAAGCAGATTCAAATCGCCGATGCGATCATTGCCCAAGCCCGTACTGCTGACGGTAATGAAGGAGTCGTGTCTCAGAACAGGGAGGCTAGTTGGATCACAGCGCGTGGATGCGGTCAGTGGCTTGATGGAACTGGTTATGGTTACGGATGTTCATATGAAAATATGGCGTGGCCTGCATGAGTTTTCAGGTCATACAAAATTCTTTCATTGCCGGTGAACTTTCTCCTTCTGTCTTTGGGCGTACCGATCTTGCCAAAGATCATATCGGCGCTACGACTTTTAGGAATGCCTTTGTCGGTTATCGCGGTGGGGCTTATTCCCGCGCTGGGCTTGCCTATGTTGGCATGTGCAAACAACCAGGGTCAGCAGCACCGCCGAAAGACATTACGTTTCAGTTTAACAACCAGCAGGGTTTCGAGCTTGAGTTTGGCGATAATTATATGCGCGTCAAATCAAACGGCGCGTATGTACTGGAAGCTGCGAAAAACGTTTCCGCCATAACCACAGCTAATCCAGCCGTCATCACCATCACATCTCATGGTTTTAGTAATAATGATTGGGTTTTTGGGCAAAAGATAGGCGGCATACCGGCATTGAACGGCCTGACATGGATTGTCCAAAATGCGACAACCAACACGTTCACTCTGACGGATTTGTTCGGGAATGTCGTCAATACCATAAATTGGGGAACCTACACTTCTGGAGGAACATTTGCGCGGATTTATACGCTGGTGACGCCCTATGCGGCGGTTGATCTCCCGTATTTAAAATTTGTCCAGTCCGCCGACACGATGACGCTTGATTGCGTTAACCCGAACACTTTAACGGGTCTGTCCCCTGTAGAATATCCTTCTTATAATCTGGTGAGAACAGGGGCAGCCAGCTATACGCTCACGGCGATAACCTATGAGTCGCCTATTGCAGCCCCGACGGGCTGCACTGGGTATGTCGCTTCGTCCACGATACCCAGTACTTATTACAGTTATGTTGTTACGGCTGTCGATTCTAACGGCAACGAAAGCGTTCCGTCAAACGCCAATTCCCTTTTAAATAACGATATATCCGTTAATGCCGGATCAAATACTACCACATGGAATGCGGTCACGGGGGCGATATATTACAACGTCTATAAAGCCACACCATCGTTTAATGTCCCCGTTCCTATCGGCATCAACTACGGTTATGTCGGAGAAGCTTTTGGGACAAGCTTTGTAGACACCAATATCACGGCTGACTTCACCCAAGTTCCACCTAAACATCAAGACCCGTTCGCTCGCGGTCAAATTATCGGCGTCATGCCGACTGCAGGCGGTGGAAGTTATACGCAGGCTACGATTGGTTATACCATCAACACTTCGACTGGCACCGAGTTTTCTGGTGCGCCGATTGTTCTTAATGGCGTGTTTGTCGGCTTTTTGATCGACAATAATGGTAAAAATTTCGCGAATACAGATACAATTACCATAACAGACTCCGGCTCTGGTTCTGGAGCCACGGCAACCCTGACTTTCGGCGCTCAGACAGGAACTTATCCTGCGGTGCCTTCGTACCTTTTTCAACGCGCGGTTCAGGCCAATACACTGAATGCTCCTGACGATTATTTTATGAGTCAGCCGGGCAAATACCTGAATATGGATTCTTCCATTCCGATAACGGATGGCGATGCGATTATCGGCAACCCTTGGGCGCAACAGATCAACGGCATTCAGTTTATTCAGCCAATGCTGAGCGCGGCGGTTGTCTTTACGGGTGGCGGAACATGGTTGTTGAGTGGCGGTGGTGGCGTTGGAACGCCGTTCACGCCGACGAGCCAGCAAGCGACTCCGCAAGAGTACAACGGCATTTCATCGACCGTTCCTCCTATACCGCTCAACAGTGAAATTATGTATGTGCAATCCCTTGGTAGCGTTGTCAGGGATCTATCATATAATTACTTCACTCAACGCTGCACAAGCTCGGACGTGACCGTTCTTTCATCCCATCTGTTTGAAAATTACCAGATTACACAATGGGCATATGCCCAAAACCCATATTATTTAATATGGGCAGTTCGCAATGACGGAACAGCTCTATCTCTTACTT